ACAAACAGTAAAAAAACAAAATCCTAATGATGTTGAACTGTCAGCTAATGTTTTAAAAAATGATCCGAGTATTTTTAAAATAGCTAAAGATCAAGCTTTAAAAGGTGGCGGCAATGTAAAAATTACGAACGAAGAAGAAATTGATGAAGCCCAATTAGATAATCGTATTACTGAGTATCAAGGCGGAGTTGAAATGGTAATGATTGACCCTGCATTATCCAAACAAACATTGATGGATATCTTACAATGGACCAAGAAAAAAGGATTTGTGGTAGTAACTAAAAAATTATCTGGGTCAGGTAAAAGTGCATACATTTATTTCCGCTTAGGAGAAAACCCAGGTAAAGAAGCTCAACGAATTCAAGGGTACATATCGCAATTACCAAACATCAAACATTTTAGATTCAACGTAAGAAACCAACCACAGCAACCGGTTGCATAAAATTTATAAACAAGTTATATGAGTAAAAAACAAAAACAACATCAACAAACAGTGCCAGGTAAATCTTTAGCTGTCAACGTAATTGGATCTACCAGAGAAGATTTAGCATTTGCACTTAAAGCATGGAAACGCAAAGTAAAATCTGCCGGAATCTTAGAACAAACTAAAGATAGACGCGAATTTATCAAACCAGGAGTAATAAAGCGTCAGCAAATGCAACATGCAAAGTTCATGCAAATGGTACGCAATCAACATGCAAATTAAAATCTTATAAGCGTCTCGGAATTGCGCCGTATAAGTCCTAATTAAGCCCTAGCCGTAAAAAGTTAGGGCTTTTTTACTGTTTTTTCATTCATGGCTATATTTATTTTTAGAATACGCTATTCCCACCTTAATATAGCGTCAAAGACAATTAAAAATATTCTATTAAGATTTCAAATAATCTTATTTCCAAAAACAAAATTTAGGAGTAAAACTTATGGCAAAATCAGATTTGCTAAAAGAAGCAATCGCTGACGCTCGTGCTGTTAAAGAAACTGCATTAGCAAACGCAAAGATCGCTCTACAAGAAGCATTTGCCCCAAGAATCCAACGTATGATTTCTGATCAGATCGAGAACGAACTTGATAGTGAAGAAGAATTGCCAGCTGAAGAGCCAGCAATGGACGATATGGGTGATATGGGTGATGTACCTGCAGAGGACGAAACACAAGGTGTTGACTGGGTCGATAACGACATTTCATTCAACGTAGGCGGACAAACATTTGACGCTGAAATTGATAATGCAATGGAAGACGACGAGGAAATGCCGCAAGACGACATGATGGGTGATGAAGAAGCACCTATGGCTGATGACATGATGGCGGACGACGAAATGACAGATGAGTACAATGAAGATCTTAATCTTGAAGCAATCATCCGTGAATTAGAAGGCGACATGATGGATGACGAAGATGAAATGGTAGATGAAGAACCAATGACGGAGAAACGTTACAACATGCCAAACGCTAACGAATTAGAAGAGGACATGAACATCGATGAAATCATTGAATCAATTTTGCGTGAAGAGGAAGAAGCTGAAGAACCCGAAACTGAAGAAGATTCAGTAATGGAAGCCATGAAAGCTGAGTTAGAAGAAGCCTATAATGCAATTCACATCATGAAATCAACAATTTCAGAAGTTAACTTGCTTAATGCAAAACTTCTTTACACAAACAAATTGTTCCGTAACTTTGAGTTAACAGAAGGTCAAAAAATGAAAGTAATTGAAAACTTTGACAGAGCTGGAAACACAAGAGAAGTTAAATTAGTATTTAGTACATTGGCTGAATCATTTCACCGCCCAGCAGCTAAAAAACGCGTAGTTAAAGAATCGTATGCATCTAAACCAGCTGCATCAACGGCTCCAAAGAAAGAAACTACTCAAGTTTTAACTGAAGGCTTTGAATTAGCTAATCGTTGGAAGAAATTAGCAGGATTGCTATAACATTAAAAAAAAGGAAAAAGAAATGTCAATTTCAAATTTATTACAAACAAATGACTTCGTTCAAAGAAACAATGCTAAATTAGCAGTTTCTAAATGGGAGAAGACAGGATTGTTAGAAGGTCTTAGAACCGAAACTGAAAAAGCCGGAATGGCTCAATTGCTTGAAAACCAAGCACGTCAATTAGTAAAAGAAGCATCGTCTACAGGTACAACAGCAGGATCTGAAGAATGGGCTGGTGTTGCTTTACCATTAGTAAGAAGAATCTTTGCTGAATTTGCAGCAAAAGAATTTGTATCAGTTCAACCAATGAACTTGCCATCTGGTCTAGTATTTTACTTAGATTTTAAATATGGTACAGCTCAACCAGGATTTGATGATGATAACAACAGCAGAGTAGGTGATCCATTTGGTAACCCTAATGCATTAGACTCTATGTTCGGTGTAACAACTACAGGTTCAGATGCAGCAGGTGGTTTATATGGTGCTGGTCGTTTTGGTTACTCAATCAATGAAACATCAAGCAACGCTGCAACTGTAACTACTGGTTCTGTAGCTGGTTCTGGGTCTGTTAACTATGATGGTAACTTCACAGGTGCATTGACTTCTTATAAAAGAATTACAGTAGCAACTTCATCACTACCAGGTTTGGATACATTAGCAATTCGTTCATTCGCATTGGTATCTGGTTCAACTCCGATTGCTAACTATGCAGCATTCACTAAATTAGATGCAACAACAGTAGGTTCAATTGACTTCATCGTTGATTCTGCAGCTGTTACAACTGGTTCATTCTCATTGACAGTTAAATATAGCAAACAACCAACTGATATCACACGTGGTGATTTTGAGGATAATATTGGACAATTCAGCAATGGATACAATACCAATATTGATATTCCAGAAATTAACTTGGAAATGCAATCAGATCCGATCGTTGCTAAAACACGTAAGTTGAAAGCAGTATGGACTCCTGAGTTTGCTCAAGATTTAAACGCTTACCACTCAATTGATGCTGAAGCAGAATTAACTTCAATGTTATCTGAGTATGTATCTATGGAAATCGATTTAGAGATCTTGGACATGTTAATCTCTGCAGCTCCAACAACTGAGTATTGGTCAGCATTGAACAACAACATCTGGAATGGTTCTGGATTTACTCAAGTAGCAGCAGGGACTTCTGGTGCGGCTGGAGATGGATACTATAACACTCAAGGTGGATGGTTCCAAACTTTAGGTACTAAACTTCAAAAAGTATCTAACAAAATCCACCAAAAAACTTTAAGAGGTGGTGCTAATTTCTTAGTAACAAGTCCATCAGTAGCAACAATCCTAGAGTCAATCCCAGGATTCGCAGCAGATACAGACGGTACTAAATTGGAATTTGCAGCTGGTGTTCAAAAAATTGGTTCGATTAATAATCGTTACACAGTTTACAAAAACCCATACATGACAGAAAACGTAATCTTAATGGGATTCAGAGGTGCTCAGTTCTTAGAAACAGGTGCTGTATTTAGTCCATATATTCCGTTGATCATGACTCCATTAGTATATGATCCAGTTAACTTTACACCACGTAAAGGTGTTATGACACGTTACGCGAAAAAAGTAGTTCGTTCAGAATTCTACGGTAAAGTATACGTACACGGATTGAATACTCTTTAATATTTAATTTGAATTATTTTAATTAATGATTTATTGAATTAAGGAATAAGGAAAGGGGTGGCTTCGGTCATCCCTTTTTTACTGTTCGAATATTTATAATAAAGGAAATATATGGCAGTTGCAAGACATAAATATTCAATGCAAGCAATGGTTCGTTATGACGGTCGCTTAATTGATGTTCTAGATCGCATTCGAGCAATACGATTGGTACTCATGGTTCATATAGAACAAGATTTAGGTCCAGACAAAGAATTAATTACAATCAAAATTTTAACTCAATATCCACCCCGAGAAACATATCGAGCTATACAAAAACTATGTGTAGGTAAAATTGATACACTCAAAGAAATGATATTGAAAGAATCAACACTCACAAAAACATTTTAAATTCAACAAAAGGTTATTATGGCAACACCGAATAAGGAGAAAACTCCACCGAAGAACGACATTAAATTTTCAATTGCATTATCAGAAGAACAAAAAGAAGCAAAAACAAAAATTATTGAAACTCCATTCAATTTTATATTAGGTAAAGCCGGATCTGGAAAAACATTGTTAGCAGTACAGATTGCATTGGATTTATTCTTTAAACGAAGAACCAACAAAATAATCATAACACGTCCCACAGTATCAACAGAAGACAATGGATTTTTGCCAGGATCAGAACGTGAAAAAATGGAACCATGGTTAGTTCCAATTCGCAGCAATATGCGAAAAGTTTACAATAAGCCAGAAATTCTAGAAAAAATGGAACGTGAAGAAAACATTGAATTAGTTTCATTGGCACACTTCCGAGGACGTACATTTGACAATGCAGTTTGTATTGTGGATGAATTTCAAAATTTAACCAAACAACAGTTGCAAATGGTACTGTCTAGACTAGGTAAAGATAGCATCATGATTTTATGTGGAGATAAATATCAGATAGATTTAAAATTTAAAAATGATTCTGCCACACATGAAGTGCCTAAAATTAGAAATTCAAAATGGGTCAATGAAATTATTTTAACGGATAATCATCGACATGAAGCATTAGATGAGATTTTGACACTCTTAAACGAATAACAACAATATTTATATATAAAAGGAAAACATAATGGATTATTCAGTACAAAAGCCAATCTGGCCAGGAAGTTCATCATTTACGACAGGATCAACGCCGTTTGGATTTTTTGACAATGATCCTATGTTTCAACAACATGCAGATAGCTTTGCAAAATATGCGGCACAACATGTTGGATATCCAATAATGGATGTTGAACTACAAGATATAAATTTCTACACAGCATTTGAAGCTGCTACGATGGAATATTCAAATCAAATTAATCAAGTTAACATTGTTAACAATTTGATGAATACATTGGGTATACAAACCGGATCTGGATTTATGTCTGGATCTAGTTTTACTGGACATCAAATAGGTAATTCATTTGGATATATTTCTAAACTATCAAAAGCATATGGTACTGAAGCTGACTCAGGTGGGACAGCTCGTTGGCATAAAGCTAGGATAGATATGACGCCAGGCCAACAAACATATAGCATTAGAACTGCTGTATCTAAATCTTTAGGTATCACATTATCAAATACTAGTTCAATTGAAATCAAACGTGTACTTCATAACCCACCGCCAGCAATTGTTAGATATTTTGACCCATTTGTTGGTACTGGATTAGGTTCACAGCAATTACTTGATTCATTTAACTTTGGAGGATTCTCTCCATCAATCAGTTTCATGATGATGCCAATACATGCAGATTTAATGAGATTGCAAGCAATTGAGTTTAATGATCAAATACGTAAATCTCATTATACATTTGAGATACATGGAGATGATATCAAGTTCTGGCCGGTTCCAACATCAGGTACTGGTTCAGCATCATCAACTATATTTTACGGACAAGTTTGGTTTGAATTTTTATTTGAAGAAGATAAAAACAATGATGCACTTTTATTCGGCAATACCGCACTTGTGAACGGGGCAGTAAGTGACGCATCTAATATACCATATACATATCAAACATACAGTAGCATTAATGATATGGGCCGTGCGTGGATTATTAAATATGGAGCGGCACTTGCAAAAGAAATGTTAGGGTTTGTTCGTAATAAATATGCATCGGTTCCTATACCAAACTCAGAAGTAACACTGAATGGTTCGGAATTAGTATCTAGCGGCCAAGCAGAAAAAGAAGCATTGATTACACAACTTCGAGAATTTCTAGACAAGTTAACCAAAGAACAAATGCTAACACGTCAAAATGCAGAAGCTACTCAGATGAATGAAATACTTGGCAAAGTGCCACTAAAAATATATGTTGGATAAGGAGGCAAAATTATGGCATTATTTGGAGGAATGCGAGATGCCAAATTTTTGGCAGCAGTTAACTCAGAATTATTAAATTCAATTATCGATACCGAAATTGAGTTTTTTAAATTGATTGTAGCAGCAAGCAACTCAAACTTGTACGGTGAATCGGAATCAAAATCATATTATGATTCAATTTTAATTCCATGTCTAATCACAAAAGAAACAAAAACAGCAACCATGGATGATTACGGTCATACATATACAAGAACAGCTCAATTTGCACTTTCACGTGATATTCTAGAAAGAGCAGATTTTTACCCAGAAGTTGGTGATATTATATTTTGGGACAATGAATATTATGAACTAGACAATGTGGATGCTAACCAATACTTTGCTGGTAAAAATCCAGATACTTGGCCAAATGGTTCAAATCATGGTTACAGTGTGTCTGTAGTTTGCGATGCTCATGCAACAAGACAAACACCACAAGGAATAACAAATATAAGACGCGGAGGAAATAATATGCCTCCTTCATATAAAGGATTTTAATGCCTAGATTGAACAGAGAAAATATTGATCGAAAAACAAATAAACCTAATCCAACTCGCACTGAAGGATTAGGCGATGATCTAATATTGAACAGAGCTTATCAAACTCGTCGAGATGATGATGTAATACGAACTAAACAACGTACGGTGTATGATATTGACTTTGCAATCAAATGGTTTATTGACAATGAAATCCGCCCACAAATTGAAACACAAGATCAACTACTACCAATACCTGTAATTTTTGCTAATGGCGAAAAATGGGACAATGTTCGTCGTTTAGGATATTTACGAGATGAAAAAGGGATGCTTCAATCTCCAGTAATCATGTTGAAACGAAACAGTGTAGTTGAAAGA